ACCAATGCCTTTAGTTAAGAAAAAAATACCAATTTTAGTAGAAATATTTAAAGATAGGACAATTGATTTTCAATTACCTTTAGATTGTATCATAGAAAAGCAAGAAATAAATTTAGAAGAATATATACAAGATTTAATTAAAGCAAATTTAGTGGTGAAGGAGTAAAGTTATGAAAAATATATTAGTAAAAAACTTAAACTTAAAATTAAAGGAAGGACACGCAGTATGTTTTGACTTTGATGGAGTTATTCATAAATATTCAAAGGGATGGCAAGACGGAAGTATATATGATGAACACAACAAAGAAATAATTAACTTAATGTGTTTTTTACAAAAAGCAAGAATACCGATTTTTATATGCTCTACAAGAGAACCAATGCAAATAATAAATTGGTGGAATAAACAAGAATTTTGGTGCGAGGCTGTAAGCATAAGTAATGACAAAACATTTTGGAATGATTTGAATTGCATAGGAGTAACAAACA